TCCCCGTGAAGGTCGATTTAACCGCCTCTATGTGGATTTCCCACCAGCGTTTATCGCAGGCATACAGATAATCGGCATTCGGTAATAGCTTGTAATTGTCATTTATGGCGATGACTTGCGAGGGCGACCTCTGCGCGGCTTCGCAGTCTTCTCGGGTAAGACTGGGGCCGGTGGCGATGCAGATAAAGACTTTTTTACCGCTTTAGTCTCCTCTACAGCTAGAATTTTTGCCTCATACTTAATGGCATTGCCGATATCCACCATGTGCTGCCCTACATTGTCGGGAACATTCTGGGGTAAATGGCTCGGCTGGTAATCTACCCCGCCGATGATGGTTGGTGCTGATACGATTATTTTCATAAAAGAAAGGGGGTGTTTCCACCCCCACTCCAGTTAATGGTTAAAGTGAACCAGTTATAAATGCCTCGGTGCGGAATACACACAGGGCCAGGCGCTCTTCAGCCAACACAGTCACCATGTTCTTGGTGAAGTTGTTGCCTTCCTCATAAGAGATAGCGACCGAAGATTGCTCGCGGTCCTTAATCTCGGCACCCATTGAAGTACCAATCAGGAAAGTACCCGCGGCAATGCTGTTGGTCACAACAATAGGCATACCCCACAATGAAGGTGTAGACATATTGCGAGGATTACCGACCACATAACGGTCATCGCTGGTGCCCACTTTTCTGATTTCGATATCAAACCAGTCCTGCGGGTTCAGTACGATAAAGTCCGGTATATACTCGCTGACATGGGCCTGCTTGATAGCAGAGCGAATAATATCGACCTCGTTGGTGATGTTGGGCGACTCGTTCGACCACGCCGTAGCCTGAGTGATAAGACCATTTAGCTGGTGATTGGCACCCGTACCAGACAACAGTTGGGTTTCCTCTTTCAGCTTCAATCCATACATCAACCGGCCATTAATGTGGCTTGCCAGTGATGCGGAATCACTCATTACCTGCTTAGAGGCCGGGATGAAGTGCGCCAAAGTGATAACAGGCTCACTAACCAGTGTGAACGTGATAGCCGATTCGGGCTTGGTCACATTCTCATAGGCTTCCGGCGATCCGGCGATGGTTGGGCCAGCGTTATTCGTGAAAGCGTTTTCACGAGTAAACTCCACCAAATTCGAGCTTGTAGCACTCGAAGGCAGCACATCGCGGATACTGAGAACGCGGTTAGGCGTTGCCATAATCCCACCCATACGATCTGACTGTACCAGCGCCTGGTTTTGCCCAGTGGCGTTGATAATGGCGGTTTTAATCTCCATGCGCGCCGACTGTTGCTTGCCCTCGGCCATTGAGAGGAATTGCTCATTCTTGATGAACTCGTCACCCAGGTTATAAGCCTTGGACTCATGGGCCGTAACGCCCTTCTGCTCAACAGCCTGCACACGGTCGTACAGCTCGTTGTACTGCTTCTCCAGGGCTTCATGCTTGGCTACGGTTTCTGACTTGGCCTCACCAAGTTCTTTGACCTCACCAGACAGTTTTGCTCCGTTGGCCTTCAGTTCGTCGAATTTCTCGACAATGTTTTTTTCGAGGGCTTTAATCTCGATGACCAATGCGGCTTGGTCGATAGCCTTGTTTACTTCGCTCATAAATTACTTCCTAATGGTTTTTCGTAGGTTGATTAACAATTCGCTGACTTTAGTGCCAACTTCCTCGGCGTTTTGTTGCACTTGAAGTTCAGAATCACTCCGAACAACTTTGACAATCTGGCTCACCAAAGCAACTGCCACCGACTTACTAAAACCACCAACTTCACGAAGGTAGTGCTCGTAGTCTTGCAGGGTTGTAAACCCCATTAAATCCGCCTTCACAGCGGAAATTCTTGCCTGTCCCTCACAAGGGAATGAGACTATAGAGGTCTCCATCAGGTTTAGATTCTTTATCAAGCGCCCTTCGCCCTTTTTATCAAAGTCGCTTTCATTCATCGTAAAGCCGATAGACAGGCCATCCATCGCGCCGCGCTTCAGCGCTGAATAGACCGTGGGGCCGTCTTTGTGTTCCAGATCAATTCTGCCCGTCGCTTTTAGGCCAATATTGTCCTCTACCATCTGAACCCAGTCGCCTACAGGTACATCGTGCTGCGCGTGGTTGACGAACATCTTGATGGTTCGCCTAGATTCGATAGACTCAAGAAAAGCGCCTTTTGCTATCGTGTCGCCAACTTTATCGACAGAATCAAAGACAGAGGCATAACCTTCAAAAACCCCTTTCTCATCACTGCTGAATTTGAGTTGGCAATTCTCCAGCTGGTTGATTAGTTTGTGAAACATCGTCAATGTCCTCTGTGTCGTCTAATTTTGCTAAGTTGGTTTGAATGGTCAACTCGTCGCCGCCATCCATTGCAGGTAAGTCCAGTTTTTTGCGGCTTTCGTTTCGGGTCATCATGCCATTTTGGACGAGCTTCGACAGATAGTTGGCCTTCGCTGTTGAGTCCATTTTTATCAAGCCGGAGGTATCATGGTCCACGTTGATATCACTACCCATTGGCAGTAGTGAATACCGGATCTCGCTCTCCCACTCCTCGGTATAGCTTTGAAGCGTGAAAGTCAAAAAGGCCAGCACCTGCTGCTCAAAACTGGCAGGCCAAGCGCTCGATCCATTACTAGCTGCGCCGATTAATATGTCCGGCACCCCAAAGAATCGGGCAACCTCGCCAAGTTGGTGGGTGCGGGTGGCAATCATTTGCATCTGGTCAGCGGTAAAGTCCAGCGCGTCGTACTTCATGCCTCCCTCAAGCACCCATAGCTTGCCGGAATTCGTCGCGCCCTCGGACATGCCCGAGTACAACTCCCGTACCTGCTCTCGCTGCTCCGGCTTTAAAAACGTATCGAGCGTTAATACCCCGCCTGGCCTGCCACCGTTGGCAAACTGTTTTGATGCGTAAGTGTCGGCGGAAACCGACAATCCGTATGTCTCGCGGGCAAAGTTATTCCGCTCCAGCCCCACAAGGCCATCGGCACTCATGCCGCTCAAATGAAATATAGACTCTTTGGCGAATACCTTGACCCCGTTTTCTACAGAGTATTGATACACCAGCTCGTTTTCTTTAGTAATGACCGCCGTCATTCTCCCTGGACGAAGCGGCACCAAGCCCACAATCCTATCGCCACTTCTAAGGATTTCAGCATAGGCATTATTCCAGAGCGCCATCTGAACCGTCATGGCAAGCCTGAAATCCCTAGGTTTCATGTACCGATTCGGACGGATATGCAGTATATCCGTTAAATAGTGGCGCGATTTAAGCGGTTCACGCCCTGATTCTTTATCCCTGAAGATACTGATTGGCATACCCGCAACGGACGTAGAGATCAGCTGAACACAAGCCCATACCGCGCTGACCTTGAGCGCCCGCTCATCTGTGACCCGCATGCCGGAATCTGTCGAGGTTTTTTCAATAGCCCCCAACTGATAGCCCTGATCGGGGTTTGACAGGCCGGGGTTATTGAATAGCCGCCGCATTGAATTCCAGATACTCATATGCTGACCACATTACTCAGGAAATCATCAAGACTTCCGGTGTCTTCTATCACCATTGCGCGCCCCAGTGCGAATAACAGCGCAACAATGCCGTCGATCTTATTTTCTGAATGTTGCTTCCTGGGGAATACGTTATTTTTGGCGTCTTCTTTAGCAATGACATTAGACGCCATCCAATTGAATACCGGGTTATTTGGGTGGTGGAATCGGCCAGAGGCTATGGCACCCTCCAGCTCGCGCATAGGCGGCGACATATTAGGTACGGTGTTTCGGTATTCCACTGTTTCAATCCCCTCTTCGCGTACCGCCTGTGCTATCTGTGTTGCTTGCCAGGGGTCGTATACCAGCTCCCTGATGCTGTGCGTATCGGGAATGGCTAAAATGTCCTCTTGGACTTGGGCTAATGAAATCTCCGCCCCGTCCATCAGGTCTATGTGTCCGCTGATGGCCCAGCCAGCGTATGTTTTTCCATTTTTCGCACTTTCAATTGCCTCTTCAGGTAAGTAAAAGTGTGGGAAGGCGTAATAGTGCCGCTTATCCTCTATTTCCCGCCAGAACAATGAAACCCGGGCCGCAATATCAACCCTTACCGCGAGATCAAGTCCCACCATGCCATCGCAATCGGCAAAATCTTCTATCCTGAGACTGTCATCAGCCGCCTTGTTCCACTGCTCCATGTTCAGCCAAGCGGTTTTGGCCCCCACCCAGATATTGAAATGCTTCGTCTTGACCGAGTTTTGCTTTACAGGCGATCGTATTGCCTGCCCTACTTGGGCTTCCAGATAATCCCGGCTAACCGAAACCCCTAGATTTGGGTTGGCCTTTCCCCACATCTCCGGCTGTTTGAAATCGTCGCCCTCATCAAGCCCGTAGATAAGCGCAAACATACGGTCGTCATCAAAGACTTTATTGAGTACCTTTTGAGCCTCTAGCCGCTTTTCGTAACACGGCCCCGCCATATTCGACCCAGCGGTGGTGATGACGAACATTAAAGGTTGTTCTCTCGCCCCCATACCTGTCTGCATGGTGTCGTAAAGGTCGGGCTTGTCGTGCTCATGGTATTCGTCAACAATTGCGCAGGAAGGGCTTGCACCATCGCCCGGCGTCCCTATCAGTGGCTCAAATCGGGAGAAGTCCTCCAGCCTCAAGAGATTAGATGCGTTTACCTCCAGCCCGTACTTTGACGTTAATGCAGGGGTTTTCAGTGCCATCAATTTGGCCGGTCTGAATACCTCCCAGCTTTGCCGCTCCGTGGTCGCACCGCTGTAAACTTCTGCTCCATGCTCATTGTCACCAACCAGCATGTACAAGCCAATAGCGGCAGCAAGAACCGACTTACCGTTTTTCCGGGGTATCTCCAAATAGGCTTCACGAAACCGCCTAAGCCCTGTTTTCTTATGGACCCAGCCAAACAGCGAGCCGACAATAAACCGCTGCCAAGGCTCTAGTGTGATTTTCTCGCCCTTCGCCGCCCACCGGCCTTTGGTGTGAGGTAAAAGCTCAATAAAGTTAATCGCCTCGGCTGATTTAACCTTGTCGAACTCATACGGGAAATCCCGCTCTAAATCATCCAGGTGCCGCTGGCACGATTTAACCACCCATTCACACGCCAGTGTCTTACCGCCAACCACTGATCGCGCATAGTCATTAACTAAGCGAATCGAAGGGGTTCTCATTTCTCGGCTTCTCGATGCTAATTCTACTTCTGTCTGATGGGTTCATCCCAATTTGCCCCAGCATCTTATTAATCAAGGCGCGGGTGCTCGTTTGCATCTTCGCCCGCAATCGCCATGACTCCGCCAGCAAAATACAGAGCTCTTCAACATGGTGCCGGTCGGCCTCAGTCAATACACCCATCGGGGCATAGCGTACAACCTCATCCCAGGCTTGACGCTCCAAATCTTCAAGCCTGTCCGGTGCCGACCCAATCGGGTCCCTCACTTCTGGCTCACCATCCCGGCTGCGCTGGGGGTTCTTCTTGAATGCCCCCCTCGCATCAAGGATTTTGGTAGGCGTTCTAGGTCTGGACATGAGAATCATTCCCTTTTGCATTTTGTGGATATAAAATACTGAC